AGACAATCCATCTCTTTGTAGAGCTTGAATAATTTTAGTGTCTGCTCTGCGTTGTATTGCATCTTGACCTAAATTAAAGTATTCAGCAGTCTTGCCTGTTATAGACTTAACTATAGGAATATCTTTGGTTGCTTCTACAATCTTTGCAGTAGCCTCTGAAACACCTAACTTTTCGGATACAGTTTTAATTGCACCACCACCAGCAGATGCAAGACCTAAAGTTACTGGTGCTAATATTGCACCTACCTGTGCGCCTGTCTTAGCACCTTCTAGTCTTTGTCCTGGTTCTGCTGTACCTGCTCCTGTAATACCACCAAATCCTGCACCAGCACCTGTTACACCTGCTAATGTTCTTAGTTTGCTAGGTATAGCCTGTATTGCTTGTGATACTCTAGGCAGCATCTGTGCTGTTTTGACAGCACCTGCTCCAGCCAAAAACGCAGTAGGCAAGCTACCGACAACTTCTGCTGCTGTAGACATTACAGGTTCTTCAAACTCATACTGCTGTTTGGAATACTGTAATGCTGCAAGGTTTTGTTCATAAGGTTTTTTATTTAATAGGCTTTTTACTGCTGCCTCTGCCTCATCACTAAAACCAAATGTTAGACCTTGTAGACCAGCGCGAATTACACCATATTCTGACTTTAATCCTTTTGCAGAAGCATAATTTTTTGCTGCTGAATTAAATCGGTCTAATGTATAGCCTTCTGCTTGTAGATACTGTTTAATTTCTAATGGTGTAGCATTTTTATTTGTTTGTAACCTATCTACATTACTTAAGACTTTTTCGAACTTTTCGTAAGCCATTATTGAAGTCCTTTTTCTTTCTTAAATGTTTCCAAATTAAATGGTTGATAAGAAACTCCAGCAGCTTTTTTCATTGAATCCATTGTTACTTCTCTAGCAACTTTTTTCTGTTGTATTGTTGTAGCATCGTTTCCTGGCATTGGGAAATATGTAGCAATTTCTTTATCCATTTCTTCTACACCAATTGCAGCACCAGACTCTTTACGCAAATTAGCACGAACCCAATTTTCTTGAGCCTGTCTATATTGTTGTTGTTCTGGTGTCATTACTCTTGTTCTCGCATATTCACCAATTAAAGGAATTCCACCCATAAATTGAGTGTATCCTGTTGCATAAGGTTCGCTAACTTTTTTTGCATCTCCCATTTGAACTTTGCCAGCCCCCATTTGTTGAGTAGCAATTTTATTTTCTAATTTATTAATCATTTGTTCAGATGCTTCCATACGCTGAGCAAACCCTGCTGCATTTCTTTCGCCTTCTGTTGGCTTTTTGCCTTCTGCTGCTTTTGCTGCTGCCTCTGCTGTAGATGCTTTATTTCGTAAAAAACTTTCTTCCATTTGAGCTAATGGTTGTAATCTTTGATATGCTTGTTCTTCTGTAATTACACCTTTGTTAAAAGCAGTTTGTAATTGAGTTGCAAGTGTTTTTACTTGTGGGCTTTCTGCCATTGTGTATGGTGCAAATGGACTTGGTGCTTGTGTATCACCTGACATAAACCCTGCTTTGCGTAATGCAGTCATGCTTTCAGAAATATCTTTGATAGCACCAAAGTTACCTGTAGCCTGTAATTGTGGGATTATTTTTTGTAGATCATAATCAAACCCAACTAACTTAGGAACAGTAGTTTTTACATCTTCATAAGTTTCTGTAGGAATAATAGCTTCTGCTGTACCATATCTAGGAGTAGCACCACCAGTAATAATACTTTTAAGTTGTTGTGCTTCTTGTTGTTTTAGTAATTCTGCTTGTTGTTTTTTCTTTAATTCACCCAACTGCATACCTGTAACCATCTGCTTTAGCGTTCTGTCAAACGATTGGTTATAGCCTTCCATGCCTGCGCCTAATGCGCTACCAAATAACTGTCCTGTGCTGATAGGCTCTCTTGTTCTGCCAGACTGTGCTAACAAAGCAATAGCAGAATTTAATAAGGCTTGTTGTCCTGCGTTGGACTGTAATCGTTGTTGTTCGGCAGGACTAATAAACTGAGAATAGTCTGGTTGTTGTCCGAATAAAGCTGATAGATCAATTGCCATAATTTATCCTAGTAAAGAATTTGGATTTCTTCTGTTTTGTAAAGCCAATAAGTTATAAATGCCAGAGTAATCTACTGCGCCTTGTGGCATCTGTGTTCTACTGCCCATTTGCATTTGTGGTACTGCTTGTGGTTGTTGCTGACCACCGCCCAATAAACCACTAGCCCCTCTTAGCCCTTGTAGTGCCTTCATTGGGGATATTGTTGAAGGCAATGCTTTTGCTGCTGCTTCAATCTCAGCGTCTATAGCAGCCATCTCTGTTGGAAGTGTAGTAGCTGGTACGGCATTACCACCAGGAGTTAATGTTACTTCTCTAGAATAATCTGTTATTGGCACACCTTCTTGTACTGATAGTCCTGCTAATACATCACCGCTTGCACCTGATGTGCCTAATGCACTTTCACCTGTTAATCCTAATTCTGCTGCTGTGGCTGCATCTAATCCTACAAATCCTGACCCACCTAATAAAGTAGTTCCTGCTGGCAAACCTGTATTAGCTGCCGCACCCATTCCTGCTGTAACTCCACCTTCTGCTAAAGCTGCTGCATCTAATAATGCTGCTGCTTCTGTTGCTTGTGCTGCTGCTGATCCTGCTGCTACTGCCTCTGCTGTGGTTGCGCCTGCTGCAACTGCTGCATCTGCAGCTAGTGTATATGCTGTTGCTCCTGCTGCTGTTAATCCAACAGTAACCCATCCACCAGGTATTTCTCTACCTACAAATTTATCTACTTCCGATAAACCTTGCCCTATGGCTGGAAATGGATCTACTGATGCTAATGCTTCTCCGGCTCCACCACACATAATTAATCCTTTAAGTGTTTGACTGTATTAAAGCCAACAGTTTTATAACCTAGTCTCTCATAAAACTGTCTGGTTTTATCCATGTCTACTGCTGTTGTTTGTCCTAAATGCAGATCATCTGCACCCATATCTTTAGCCCATGTTTCTAGTGATTTTACTAGTTTAAGTGCTGCTCTACTACCTCGATACTCAGGCAATACAAAGAATCCTAGATCACTTACTTTTTTACGATTACTAAAGAAATACTCATGGGCTAGACCTGATATAAACCCAACAATTCTGTTGTGTTCTATTGCGATAAATCCGACTGCATTAGGATTCTTAAATAACTGTAGAATCTTGTGCTTTTCTGGTATTGCGTATGAAAACTCTGCCTCGGCTACCATCTTGGTAACTAATTCAAAAAACTCCTCTAAACGATGTAAGGTTAGTTTTTCTATTATCAGAAGAAACCGCCTAATAATCCACCACCTAATGCACCTAATGCTGGTGCAGCATATTGATTACCAAAGAAACCAGAAACACCAGGAATCTGTCCTAATGCGTAACCGCCTAGACCGCCTGCAATAGCACCGCCAAGGATGCCTGCACCACGATTCTGATAGGTAGGTGCATTTGTAGTTTGTGTGCCATAGCTTCCTAATGGAGTGCCATAGACTGATGACAGATAGCCTTGTAATTGCTGATAGGGTAACTGTTGTCCAAACTGATAACGAGCCAATTGCTCTTGTAGAGGTTGTGCAGCGATTGCTTCTTGTTGCGCGCCCACTTGAGCCAATGTCTGAGAAGGTAGGAATTGTTGACCATAAAAGCTAGGTGCTGCACCAGCCAACTGAGCTTGGGCTAATTGAGCTTGTTGTTGCATTGCTCTCTCTTGTTGGTACTGTGATCCTGCGATATTGGATGTAATATCCCCTAGAGACCGCCCATAAGCCTCTGTAGCAGTTCCCAAGGCTCTTTCCATAGCACCACTACCCAAACGACCAGAACGGCTGTAAAGGCTCGATATGTTTGGCAATACTGCTTGGCTAAACTGTTGGGTTAGTGGGCGAGTAGCTGCTTCCATCATCGCTTGTTGATAAGGATTGGCATTTAAAAACCCACCGGCAGCAGTCTGTCCGACTTGACCTAAAGATGCTTGATAAGCCTGTTGTGCTTGTTGTAGAACAGGAGACTGTTGGCGAGCAATAGCTTCCTGTTGTGCAATAGCCTCGGTTGTAGCAGCAGATGGGCTTACATAGGTCTGACCAGGAAAGAACTCAGGTTGCTGTCCTGTTAAGAATAGACTCTGCGCCCTCTGCAAACCTTGGGTAAGGTATGGGAGTAACGCTGGATCTACTGATGAGGTTTGTGTAGTTGTTGCCATAGTTTTATCCTACGATGATGTATTTATAAGTCATGCCTGATACTGTATTAGCTGGATGGCTAATAGTGGCACTTCCGTTGGTTACTGCCGATATATAAGGCATTGTAAAAAGATTACTGGTATAGCCATTTGATGATACATAACTCATAGTGGCTATGATGCTAGGTGTTGCTGGTCTAGTAGGTGAAGTATCTGTAGCAAAATGCTCAATCGTTACACCAATATCAGATGGTCTAAAAACTAATTCTACATAATCGTTTTTCTCTAAACCAATAAAGAAGTTTAATGAGCCAATCATATGACTTGGAACGCCTGCACTTTTTCTTTGTGAGATACCAAATTTACTGTTTGATGCTGCTACATTAGTACCATTTTTTCTAAACCATACATCTACAAACTCAGGATCATTAACTGTGCTTTTAAACTGCACACTAAACTGAATATTGTAGAGTCCAGAGTAACCTGCTGTTAGTTTCGTATTAGTTACTAGACTTGCACCTAATGCATAGTCTGTAGTGCTAAACGACATAATATTGGCTGCTGATGTTGTCGTTGCTGCTTGATCTGTATCGTCTTGTACCGCTAAATAAGGGTAATACGCTGTAGCTGATGTATCGTCTGTAGCCATCAACAAGATAACTGAATCTACACCAATACGAGCATCGGTAATCGTTGTAGTAGATGCACCGCCTGTTGCTAGAGTTACAGAGCCTGTATTGTTAGTCTTACCATTCATAATCCCATTGACTACCTCGGCTACTCCACGAGGATCGCTACCAAATGGGGGTAATGCTCTAAACATTATCTAGTTCCTAGAGGGCTTAAATCTATGTCCATTCCGACTGCTGATGTCCAACTACCTGTAGGAGTTAATTGTAGACGATGATAGCGACCAACACCACGCACAGACACTCTATTTTCGGCATCTGCTGCTGATTGTGATCCAAATACTGTGGACTCTGTTAAAAGCCTACGAGATAGCAAAGCCACGCTACCAGAGCCACCCTCAACAGTAGGTTTTACTAATGTAATAGATGAGGTAGATCCTGGCACTTCTATGTCGCCTGTTTCTATGTAAGCTGTAGCGTTAGCACCAGAGAAGGTAACAATTTTTGCACCATCCACACCAGCTAACAGCAGTCTGCCACCAAGCCAAAGTCGGCTATCAAAGCTGGTCAAAATGGTGTCTAGGTTTCCATAGACATCCATGCCTTCTAAAGTAACGGCAGGAGTAGAGGTAGATGCAATTCTGTCTACAGTAGTTGTTCCGCTAGTCCAACGCTGTGTTTGATAGTTGTAGATTAACAAACTATCAGGTGTTGCTGAACTATTAGAGGCATATGCCCAAATAATTAACTTCTTTGTTGGATCTACCGCAGCAGACATAAGGTATAAAGTACCTTCATCTACATTATCAAAGAAGAACCTGTTTACTTTTTCGTTACCAATTGGAACTACATTTTGTCCATCGCAAGCATAAAAGCCATCATCGCCTAAGAAGAATGTAGTACCGCCATACTGTATAACTGAGTTTGCCTCGTAGCACCCTAAGTTTCTACTAATATTGTCAAACTGAAACACTAAAGGGCTACCAACATAAGACATACGATGAATAGAACGATCCATTAATATTAGACCAAACTCACCACCTGTAACACCGACTATTGATCCACCATCGGGAATATCTTGGAAGTCTGCTTGGGTTGTTGCTGATGCTGTCCAAGAGGACTCGTCTCCCAACGCTGACCATTGCACTCTGTTTTGATAACTTGATTGATAGCCTGATACTACAAAGTCTCGCACTACTGTTACATATCTTGCTTCTGGTGCATCTGCTGCTAGGTTTGCAAATAAAGAAGAACTATTTAAGTTAAATCCCTGTAATTTATCAAAGCCATTGCCTGCAATAATTACATTACCAAATTGCGTAAATCTAAAACGCTGATCGGTAGGAGTTGAATAGTTACCCGATTTTGACACATTGTCTAAAGACAAATCGCTAGTATCTAACTTAAATAGTTTTGTAGAGCCACTAGCAAATACAGTTGTAGCTCCTGCCGTTGTCTTGCCTGCAACAACATTGTTTAGGTTTTCGGATGCTGCTAAAGAATAATCTACAGCAGTAGGCAATGCACCATATCCAACGAGTTTAGAGTAAACATTCTCTGCTCGTCTTAGACCATTAGTAATGCCTGGCTGATCTGGAGTCCACTCCCCGAAATTTATTCTACTTATTGCCATTGTGAGTTTCCGCTAGATATATTTGACCAAGTTGTCGTTGTAGCTGTAATAGCTGTCCAAGACTCTGAGCCTGCTGTCTCTGCTGTCCATGTTGTAGTGCTTGCTGATATACCTGTCCAAGCCTCTGATCCTGCTGTCTCGTCTGTCCAATTATCGCCTAATACATTACCACTTGCTACTGCTGTAGCATTTGCTGTAATAACTGCATTAGCAGAATAAACTGCTTGTGCTTGTGCATCTACATACGCATTGGCAATAATAAAGCCTTCTCCTGCGTATTCAACGCCACTAAGTGCTGTTACTGTTGCTGTGCCTGTTATTTCTGCAACAGATGTTCTAACCCGAATAGCCTCAGACTCTGCACTTGCATTGCCTGTAATTGTCGCATCACCTGTTCTAACTCGAATACCTGTACTTGCCACACTTGCTTCTGCATCGACAGTAGCAGATCCGACCAGTATTGCGTTTCCTGTTGCATCAACTGTTGCTGTTCCATTTACTATTCCTTCCCCAACCAATACCCTAATGGCTTCGGCTGTAACAGATGCATTGGCTGTTATGTCTGCCGATGATGTACGAATAGCAGAACCATTAGCAACTACTGTTGCATCTGCACTTATGTCTGCACTAGAAAAACTTGTTTTTTGTCCTGCTGCAACAACAGAAGCATCTGCTGTTACTGATCCTACACCTTCTCTTGTCCTAATACCAACAACTTCTGCAATAGCGTTAGCCGTTACCGAACCATCGCCATACAGAATACAGGTATTAGCTGAGTTCCATATTGGATCGTCAAACGATATTAGTATTTGTTCTAGTGTGCCAAACTCATCAATGCTATCAATTGAGAACGCACCACAGTAATCTGCTGGCATATTACGCCAATGTTACTGTCAGACTTCCTGATGCAATTTTAAACAAATCGCCTGTATCAATTGCCTTAGATGTCGTAAGGGGTGTGTGATACAAAAGGTTGCCGGTAGTAAGTGCATCTAAGATTCCAATGTGGCTGACTGTTCCCCAACTAGAAGTACATTGTGGGAAAGTAATATCAGCAGTCGTGGTAGATACTCCGTTACTAGGCGCACCAAATGTAGCTGATTGGCGAGCATACGATCCACCGCTTACCTCTGTGCCTGTACCAGCATCGGTTGGGTCTGCTGTATAGAGACCAACATAGACTACAGAAGGTGCAGTAAAGGTTGTTGCTCGCAGAGATGCATTAATTAGTGCATTTTCTAGGTAGTTTGACATTTCAGCCATGTTATTTCCTTATCGTGAGGTTACGCGCATTTGTAATGGGACACCCGAATACTCGCTATTTTGGTCTGCATCGGATATGTTTTTGATTGCTCTGTCGTACAGGGTTGCCCATGTCTGACTTCTTGCATCGTTAATTAAGTATGGCTCTGCTTCTAAAAGCGAGGCATAGAGGAGAGCATCTGGATAATTAGCAAGAAATACATTGCTTGCATTATTAGTAGAAAGTACAGTAGGTTTAGCATAATAGAGGATCTCCAATGTATACGCTGTATCTGGCTTTGGTGCTAACTCAAACTCAGTTGCCAGGATCGTGTAATAAATTGGTTTGCCACTCTCGTCTGCCGGAGCATCTCTAGTAAACAAACTAGGAGACATATAAGTAATAGGGTATCTTGGGTTGCCTTGGATATGTAAATCCCGAATCTCTAAGAAATCTGTAGGTAAAGCTACTTTGCCATCACCACTTACTGTTAATGCTGTAGCTGACTTTAACATCTGCCGAGTGCGTAGGTCTCTTGCTGTGCGTAACTCTGCAAAGCTAATAAAGTCTGGAATGACCGATGTTAGATCAGACCGACCTAAGTAGTTTGCTACCGATGTCTTTAAATCGGAATAGGTTGTATAAGCCATAGCTCTCTCTTAATCTTTTGGTACTTCGATGTTATGCCATCCATAGACATACTGCCCAATATGCTTTATATGTTTGGATAGATCGTGGTCTACCCAAGTGTCAAATCCTGAATCTTTTGCTTTTATGCAAAAGTAAATATCTTCACCTAGTATTTTGTTGTTACCAAGTTGCTCAAAGTAGAAGTAAGGCATTTCTATATCCTCGACTACTTTGCGTTTAATCAACATTACTCCGCACCCAATGCCATCAACTTTCTCAATGCCTGATTTAACATTGGAATAGATCGGCATCCAATCTACTAAACCATCCTCTTGAAGGACAATGTTCTTTGCTGTCGGTTTGACAGGTTCAGATCGTGTAGTTGCGTTGACCCCGATAATATCTTTATCGTGAGCCATTAATATTTTTAAGGTATCTTTGGGAAACCTCATATCTGCATCTACAAACAGTAGATAGTCTGCCTTTATTTCTAAAGCTGTTTTTACTAAGCTATTACGCTGATCGAATATTAGTGTTCCAGAGCTAGTAAACAGGTCTATATCGTGT